ATGGGCGTTCTGGAATTTTCTTTGTCGTCGGCACCGGCGCTGGTTTCGTATCTCCGCACAACCCTGCGGCTGGTCCATTTCTCCGGCATGATCCTCGGCCTCGGCGGCGCCGTGTTTCTCGATCTGATGCTGTCGCGCTACCGCCAAATGATCGTCAGCGCCGAACTGGTTGGTCACGTCGAATGGGTCAGCCGCTTTATCGCCGCCGGGCTCCTGCTGCTCTGGGTCTCCGGGCTCGGATTTCTGCTGCTTTATCAACTGACCGAACCGGAGAAACTGTTGAACCCCAAGATCTGGGCCAAGGTGACGATCGTCAGCATCCTCACCGTCAACGGCCTCGCCATCCACCGTTTCGTGCTGCCCTTTGTCCGCCAGCAGATTGGCTCCACGCTGCTCGCCGGCGTCAAACCCGCCACGAAGACGGCACTGATTGGATGCGGCGTGATTTCGATTGTCTCCTGGAGCGTGCCGGTCATCCTCGGCACCGCGCCACAACTGAATTTCGTCGTGCCCTGCGGCGTCATACTCGTGGCCTACGTCCTCCTGATGGTCCAGGCTTTCTTCATCGCCACCCTCGTCATGCGTGACGGGCGCCAGACCGTCGCGGACGCCGTCTGACGCCATCTCCGCGCATCTCTGGGCGCAAGCAAAAACGCAAAAAAAGCGCCGCGCGCCCCAATGGGCGCGCGGCGTCTTTTTGTCGGCCAGTGACAGATTGATGCGGCTCGTCTCATGCGACGGTCGAGGCAACCCGGAACTGATGCATTCCGGGAAGGAACGGTTCACGCAACGAACGGCCCGCATACGCCGTTCACTTCAGACGCTCACAAAAAGTTTCGATCGGCACCCTCCGCCGTCACCCCTTGCTCATGACGACAAAGACGACACGGCGAATCGCCTCGGCAAAGCTGACGCCAAGCGCCATCGCCGCGATCCCGGTGACACCCAGCGCGCCGATGCCCATCAGCTTCCAGCGCCTGACATCATCCGTAACCGGTCGCATCTCCGCAACCTCCGCACCGATCGTCGAAACAGAGGCCTCGAGCTCGCCGACCCGCTCGACAAGCCGCGCCGCCTTGTCCTCCGCACGCCGGGCGCCCTCCTCGATCCGGCGAATGGAATCCTGCAAGCCGCGCATCCCGGCGACCAGTTCCCCAAGCTGGCGGTGAACGGCAACGTCGATTTCAGCCGGCGACATGATCACGCTCTCCGTGTTTCGCACATTCGACCTTCGTCCAGATATCCGCAGCACAAAGGCCAACCACCGTGCGGTCGATCCGGCGCTGATCCGCTGGCGAAGCGCCGCGCGCGCCGACGAGATCAGTTCCGACCACGCCGCGCAGTCCCGGAACATTGGCCGGATGCGAAATCCCACAGCCTGCCAACATCAAGGCAGGAATCATAGTCAAGGCGCTTCTCGCGAGCGCGGCTCTCAGCGTCATTGTTCTGCCTTTCGATGGCATTGGTAATGGAGCGGGCACCGTCCGCGCGGATTTCGTGAACGAGCCAGGCAAGACCCGCGATGAGAAGGCTGCCGACGACAAGCTTGGACCAAGGCAACATCACTTCGCCCAGCCAAGGCGTCGTGCAAGCAGGTACCAACCCTCGCAGACGACGCCAGCGACAAGACCGGCGCCAACCTGCAACAACATTTGAATATCTGGATCTTCGGCAAGTGCCGGCCCGGCCGCCGGCGCCAGCACCCCCTTTGCGACAAGCAGGCCGGCGCCATAGCGCAGCAGAATGCGGACAACCACGGCGCTCATTTCATCAACCTCTCGAGAACAGCGGCAAACGCGTCAAGCAGGCGACCAAGAAAACCGAGCCCGGACCGGCGCGCAACGCCGGCATCGTCTTTGCCGGGTACTTGCGTGGTCCTGCCGGGCCGAAGTTCGACGACGACGTCTTTCTCGCTCCGTTCTGACCTTGGAGTTTCGTCCGGGCCATATCCGGCCTCGCGCAGAGCCGCCTCGAACGCCCGGCCATAGGCCTCGATCTTCACGCCATTTTGTCTGACGTCCCCATTGATGATTGCCCGCGATGCAGCATAGCGATAGCCGGAAGCGGCGGAACTGCTGTCGATCGTATCGAAGTCGGACAGTCGCTTGCCTGTGAAAAGCCCCTCGATCATTCCATCAAACAGCACGCGCACCGCCGTAGTCATCTCGCTCGCCCGATCCGGCGCATGCTCCAGTCCGAACTTCGCATAGTTCGCCCGGCCGGTGATTTGGGCCAGGCCCCGCCCGCGATAGACCCAGCCGTCGTCGAAGCCGGCATTGCCGAGCCGCCCACCATAAACTCTGTTTGCGAGCGCCCGAGGGTTGTTGGCGTAAGATTCGGCGCTCGCAAGCGTCGGAAAGCGGGCGGGCCACACCTGCGTGAGCCGCTTTGCAGAATAGTTGAGATTCTCCCCGACCGGCTGCATGGCGCCGCCGGTCTCATGGTAAACCTCGGCCAGTATCGCGGCGAGATGGAGGAGATTTGCGCCGCGGCGCTGGGCTTCGTCGAGGATAGCGTCGACACCCTCGTCTTGCTTGGCACACCGCGATTTTCCGAATACGCCAGACATGCTCCGACGCAGGGCCGCGTAAAACGCTGCTCTGTTCATGGTTCACCTTATTTCTTTTGGAGAATGGTTAGAGGCTGACGGCAGCCAGCCACATAGCGTCGATTTGGACGTCAGAAAGACCGAGCGCGGCGCCGACGGTCGCGATCAGCGGGTGTGTCCGGTTGAAGGTGGTGGCGTATTCCCATTCGACTTTGGCCTTATCGCGATCAGCGCCAGCCGGCAGCGCATCGATCACCGCCGTCACCCGATCGAGAGAGACCCCTCCATCAATGAGGCCGAGGCGAAACTGCCGGGCGGTAAGCGGGCGCATCTTCGCGCGGATCTCCTCCGGTGTCGGATCCGGCGGCGGTCGGTGCACCCATTCCCCATCCGCCCATTCATGGAAGCGCGAGGGCTTGATCGGGATCTCGATCGTGCCTTCGGGATAACCCTTCAGAATATCGTTGGGAACGTCGTCATTCGCCTGCCAATAGCCGCGATCCGGGTGAAAGAAGCCATGTTCAGCCATTATCTTTTACCTTAGTTCGTTCCAGAACGGGTTCTGCTGAGAATTGTTGATCAGGCGATAATACCAGCCATGCGGGATGATGACCCCGGCCGTCGTTGCGCCACCGTTGTCCTGGTCGACGTCGGAGTAACCAATCGTCAGCCAGTTGCTGTTGTTGGACGAAACCTGGAACTCCGACCCATCATTGCCATACACGCTGACCATGATCGGCCGGCCAGTCGTGTTTTGATACGACGTGCCTGCCGAGCGCGATCCGGAAACGTTCTGCCAAGATTGCGCTCTCCATTGCGCAGTATCCAGCGCCGTACTGAGGTAGGCACCGTAGGCACCCATACCGCCCGAGAACTGAATGTTTCCGTCAGTAAAATGAGATGCGCTCCCAATATTCACCTGACCCATCGTCGAAATCGTTCCAACACGCGGGTCCATGACGATACGCGTGGTATTATCGATTGAACTGGTTAGCCCGATACCCCACCAAGACACTATCTGAATATTCTGTGTATCGAATGAAGCACCATCGCCAGAACCGACGCGGATGCCGTTGTCACCACCGCCCGCTGCGCCGTGCATAAGCATCTTCTTGGCGTAAAGAGCTGGGGCACCATCGAACAATATGTTGAATGAGCTGTCGCCTCGCATAATCGTGCGGAAGCTACTTTGGTAAAAGTCGCTGGACCACTGGAAATTGAACGTGTTGTCGCTTCCGAAGATATATCGGAAATGGCTGTTGTTGTCAGCGTACCAACGGGTTTCGGAGCCGCCTGTTGTCCGCCCGTCAATAGTCTGCCTATGGCCGCCCCACTCCATAACACCATCCTCTCGCAGATAGAATGCGCGGACGAATGCACCGGAAGTGTTGTAGAGCAGGGACCCGATCGACCCCGAGGCATTGTCGTGATAAACCAAACCACGATTGACGTCGGCGGCATTGCGGAGCCACAAATGACGGTTTCCGCTAGACCGAACAATCACTTCTCCGTTCGTGGAGACAATCGGACCGGCGAGGACGGCTCCAGTAAATGTGGCACCATTTAGCGTGGCGATCTGATTGCCGTTTACACTCACTGAGTTGGCAACAAAATTGAGGTTGCCGACGTTCGACGTGACACCGTCCCACAAACCAGCCACCCAGTTGCCGGCGGTTGTCGATTTCTGAAAGAACAGCGACGGCTTCCCCGCTCCCACGTCGGTGGGCTGCAGCAGAAGGTAGTCGTTTTGCGAAGTCGCTGCGCCGACACGAATGCATGCCGTCGTGTTAAACGTCTTGCCTGCTTGAGTACTTGGCAACCTCGCATCAGCAATCGTGCCGGTCGTAAGGTCACTCGCGGATCCTGACGAGGCGACAGCCGCAAGCCCCAACGTCTCCTTTGCGGCGGCCGCATCCACGTCATCAAGAATAGACCTGGCAAATGGTGTCAGGGCTGTGGTCGCATAGAGGTCGCTCCCCGTCGTGTAGAGCATCTGGTGGGGTGTCGTCGTCAGCCCCGCAATCGACTGCAGACCTGCGTCATAAGCTTGCACGTTTGCCCCGATTTCGACCCCGAGCGCCGTGCGCGCTCCGCTTGCCGACGTCGCACCGGTGCCGCCGGCCGTCACTGGGCGCGGCGCGTTGGCATCGGCGGTCAGGTCATCGATGAGGGTGTTGTAAGGTACACTTTGAATGGTCGTGTTCGGCACGCCTTTGGTGCCGGCGGGAGGCGAAAAGACTCCCCCTGTTCTGGGCATGACTGTTCTCCATGAATGCGTTCTGTTGAGCGCTCTGCGGGTTGCTTGGACAATTTGGGGGGCAGCGCCCAAGAATGCCCGCCCACTCTTGGGGTTCCTGTTGGCAGGCCCGTTCTTCGGCGGCTTGCTTTTCCGCCAATCGATAGGCGTCCCAAGGAAAGGCCGCTGGTCAACGTTCGATAGTCCGACATATCCCCTCCGTCTGGCCCGCATGCAGACACGGCTTCGTGCCATCGGGCGGCCGAAGTCTGCATGGCTCAGAGCCTCCAATATTGACGACAGTTTCGCCTTGATGGCGTTCAGCGGCGCGCTATCGCCTCTTCCGCCCCGCGGCAAAAAGCCGGCCATAGTCGACCCGGCGCATGCCGTCGAGGCCACGGCTGACGACATCGGGGCGGGTTCTTTCCACCTCTTGCGCCATCACGCCGATATGTTTGGGGCCATGTGCAGGCTCGCTCTTGTAGCGGTATGCGTAGAGAGAATGCCCGTCGAGTTTGCCGACCTTTTTGATGTCCTTCTTCAGGCGACGGTCCGAGTCCGCCATTTTGCCAAAGGGCAGCATGCCGAGCAGATTACCGAGCGCTCCGCTGACCGCGTTTTGCCGGGTTCGATACGCATCGAGCTGTCCCTGATAATTCCCCTGCACCAAACCTGCATAGTTTACTGGCTCAATCCTTTGCCCCTGCGTCGGCACAAAGTTTGGATTGTTCACTTGTGCACCTGAAAGCAGGCTCGATATTTCGTTGATCGGTTGATTGCGCTGGGCATACATCTCATTGAGATATTGCGCCCGCGCTGCATTTTGCGCCGCAAGCTGGGCCTGCTGGGCGTTGAAGCTCTGGTCCTTCAGCGCATTGTTGGCCGCCGTCGTCGACTGGCTGTTCTGATGCATCTGCTGCAAGGCATCATTGCTGAAGCCGGCTACTGCCAGTGCCTGGTTGAAGGTCTGCTGCTGGGCGGCGTTCGCCAGTTGCATGGTGTTGGCGTTCTGGGTGTATTGCTGGTTCTGCGCCTGGTTGGCAAACTGGCCGTTCTGAAGCATCTGGCCATGGGCCTGCTGCTGCGCCGCGTTCTCGAAGGTTGCCGCCTGCTGGGCGAGCCCCACCTGCCGGGATTGCTCCTGCCCTGCATTGAGGATTGCGCCGAACCGGGCGTCGTTCGTCTGGCGGTTCGCCTGGTCGATCGCGCGATTATACGCCTCGGAACCGGGTTGCAGCCCCTGGTTGGCAAGCTGCGTTTCCAGGGCGGCGCGGTCCCTTTCCAGCTGTGGGTTCATGCGCGCCATCAGCGCATCCTCGTAGCGCTTGGTGTCGAAGTTGGTCTCGTAGTTGCGCTTGACGTCGCCCGCATTGCCGAGCGTGGTCTGGATCGTCCCCGCATTTGCCACTGTGCCTTGAACATTGCCCGTGCCGGGCAGTGCCGTTTGCAGCGCGGGCCCGGGGCCGTATTGCTGATACTGCGGCAGGTTGATCGCATTGGGGTTGCCGGCTGCCGGAGCGCCGGAAAGGTCGATTGGCCGCCCCAGAAGATCGTTCAAGCGGGTCGACTGGTTGTTGGCGAGTGTCGCCAGATTCTTCTCGGCGGCATCCGTCTGGTCCTTGATTGCCTGCTGCGCCGGCGAGAGTGTTTGCGTTGCGGTCCAGCTCGGTATGTCATAGAAAGCGCCGCTCAAGGGATCCTTCCATTTGGTCGTGCCCGTCTGTGAATAGGTCAGGCTGCCGTCGGGCGTCACCTGGTTGATGTTGCCGAGTGTTCCATTGGCGATGGCAGTGCCAATATTCGTCGCGGTCTGCGCGGCCGCGGTCTCGCGTGGATCCGGCGGCTTTGGAGCTTTGGGTTTTCCCATGGTTCCTACCTTTGGTTGACGGGGTGCGCCCGCCAGTCGTTGTCGGTGAGTGTGAAGATGATTTCCGCTTCTCCCCGCCCGCGAAGGCGAGGAATTCGATGAGAAGAAAAGCCAAAACGCTCTGCGATCGCGATCATGCCGGCATTGTGCTCGGAGACACGCAGAGCGACCATCTGGCAGCCGAGCTCATCAAAGGGATAGCCAAACATGCCCTTGAGCACCTGCCTCGTCAGCCAGCGTTTGCAGACAGAAGCAGCCGAAAGCTCGATCACGCCGGCTTCGGGCACATAGTTGTGAAACACGACGCCGGCGACAAGCGCCCCTTGGTCGATCACCCCCATGGTCGTGAAGTCGGCGAAGCCGCGCCCGCATCCGGCGATATGAGCCGCGACGAAATCGGCGATCGTCCGGTTTGTCTCGGAATTGGCCGCGCCGGCCCAGACGAACCTCATGTGCTTGCCTCCCCGGCCTCCACCTGCAGCGTCGCCAGGTCCACCTCCAGGTCGAGCTTTACACCACCCCCCGAGGTGACGGCACAGCCGACCGCCAACATGTCTCCTGCCGCTCGCACGTTCTGGCGAAAGCTGTATCGAAGCTGCTGCGTCAGGCCGTCCCAGACGGCATTGCCCCACAGGCCCGCGTCCCATTCCGACGAAGCGGCATCACCAACTGTCACGGCGGTCGAAGGCGGGATCGACCTGTCGAAATCGGCGCGGGCGAAGAGCCGCACCTTCGGTCTGCTTTTCGCACGAAAGTACATCCGGGCGAGCGTGGCTTGCGCGCGTTGCCCGAACTGTCCTGCCGGTGTGAACTGCGAAAGATAGGCCGCGGTAAAGGTGAGCCCGTCATCGGTCCCGGTCGTGTCACCCTGCCAGCAGAAGCCACCGTCCGCACCGAAAAACAACCCACCTTGCAGGGTGTCGTAGCAGCTCGCCTTCCAATTGCTGATCGTCGACCAGCGGCCGCTCAGGACGTTCAACACGAACGTCGTGTCGGCAACCACGCTGTTACCGGGAAAGGCAATGAAGACGAGGTTCTGTTCCGGCCACGGCTTTACCACCCAACCGGTGCCAGTCGCATTCGCTGCCCGCCGCCAGTCGTCCTCGATCGGCCGGGAAACCGAAACCTGGCTCAGTGCCTGGCGATCGCGTTGGAACACCTGTGAAATCGGCGTTAGCCCGTCGCTGGTGGCGACCAGCACATCGCCGCCGGCGCGGATCCAGGCATTTTTACCGAGCGGTCGGCCAATCTGATAGACGCCCTTCAGCGCGAAACTGTTGGCGTCGCTCGGATCGCTGCCGGCATAAACCGCCATCTCCCCTTCGGTCGAAACGAAGACGCAGAGATCGGAAAGCCCGTCGCCACTTTCGAGCGACCAGGAAAAGCCCGTCAGCAACGAGCCTCCCTTCTTCATCACCCCGCCAAGCGGAAACACCGCAGCCGCCCCCCCGACCGCATTGACCGGCAGGTAGTAGGCGTCAAGCGTTGCATTCTTCAGGAAGAACTGCCGGTTCTTGAACAGCCAACCATAGTTGAGCTGCGCCATCGTCGTTGTATCGGAGAAGGTAATCGCCGGGTTCGTTGTCCAGACGCTGCCGTTGTACACCTGGCGCGGGTCGGCCCCATTGAGGCAGATGAGATGCGACCCGCCTGAATTGGTGTGCTGGAAGGAACACCAGTTGCCGCCCGAAAGTCCATTGACGGCGTCCGCCGTCGTCGCTGGCGGTGCTGCCGGCGAGGTCATGTCGTAGATCGCCGTATCCGTCGCCATGAAGAGCTTTTCAATGGCGCCATACTTGTACTTGAAGGCGCTTCGGATGGCTCCGCCATCCGCTGCTCGCCCGCGCTTCTGCGAGCCTCCGCGAATACGACAACCGACGAGCGTCGGGAAGAAGTTGCGCAACACGGTCGCAGATCCCGGTTGTTGCGAAGCCATGTCGGCGGCCGTGACGAGCCCATTTATTGGTGCCGGAAAGGTGACCGGTCGCGAAGTCTGTTGCCGCCCGATGCTCGTGGCGCCGCGATTGCTCTGCCCGATCCGCCCGGGTTTCAGGTCAACTCTCATGATGCCCCCCGGTCCGCGTTGAGTTCCTGCAGAAGATCCGCCTCGAATTCGGCCAGGCTGTCGTCGAAGGGCAATCCCTTCTGGCGTTTCCAGCGCCAGAGGATGCCCTTGCAAAGCAGTCGTTCGGGAAAGAGCGTCCGGTCATCGTCCGCCTTCAGCGTATCGCGCTCCTCATAGGGGTCGCCCAAAACCCAGTTCTTCGAGATGTAATCGATGACGGCTCCGATCCCAGCCGCGACAGGAGAAAACAGCAACTGGCTGCCGCGCAGGAAGAAATAGGCTTGCGTCGATTCGACGGCCCTTACGATCGCCCATTGCGAGCTGTTGGTGATCGGCCGAAAGCATGCGCCGGATCCGGTCCTGACTGCACCACCGGGCGTCAGCCGCTGGTAGTCACCCGGCAGGTCCAGTGGGGAAGTGATCGCCACATGCTGCTTCAGCATGCCGCGCCAGTCGCCACGGCGGGAAATCTCCTCGCCCGCCTCCTGCGCCAGCGCGACCATCGTCTGGGCATTGGGATCGTTCGAACCATAGATGCTGTCGAAACGGTCGAGCGAAACAATGTCGCAGACCTCGTTGATTGCCGAAAGCAAGGTCATGGCGTCACCCCTCCAACCGTCATCTGAGCATCGCCCCAGCGCGCGCGCTCGTCAGCGATACCGAGCCCCGCAAGCGCCGACATCTTGAGTTGTTGCGCGGCCCCTGCCTTGCCGGCGTCGCGCTCCCAGACGGCGATCTCCTCGACCAGCCCGTAGAGATAGGCGTCAGGCGCCTTCTCAAGCAGCCAGTTCGTCGGATGCGTGGCCGAGAGCGGCGGGATCTTGCGATAGTAGGTCATCGTCAACCCGTAACTGCCAGTCGGAAAGGGCTTGATCCGGTTGCCGACGATTGCGTAGCCAATCGGCGCTCCGGGCCCGCTGCGACCACTTTCGGCAGACTCCTGCAGCGCAATAGCGCGGATCGGCCGGCCGCTGGCGGTCAGAACCTGCCGCGCCTCGAGAAAATCCGCCGGCAGTGGCGCATCACCGTCGACGACGTCGACCACCGCGGTCGCCTCCATGTCGCCGACGCGCAGGATCCGGTTGAGCTTCAGTTCCGCAAGGCCGACGAACCGGGGAAACAGATGGGCGATATCGTTGCGCCCGCTATATTCGCCCACATCGACAAGCAATGCGGCATAGTCGGCAACGCTCATAGCCTGCCCTCCTTGGTGCGCCAGGCGCGATTGTCGCCGTCGTTCAGGAAACCCTTGACGAAACGGTCGTCACCCTCCGAATGCGCCTTCACCAGGCCAGAGGCATGGGCAATGTTGAGCGGAACGGAGGCAACACGGTGCCAATCGCCGCGCCAGGCTTTCTCGGCGCTGTTGCGCGTCTCACGGTTTTCGCTGAGCAGGTTGTCGACTGGATAATCGACGCGGTAGACGTCCTTCTCCCCGTCGAAGAGGTGCCAGACCGACCGGCCCGTCACCCTGTCATGATCGTGGAGCGTCCAGGCTCCGTCGCGGATCACCATGGATCATTCTCCTGGCAGCGGATCGGCGCGTTCGGCCTTGCCGGCCGCAATCAGCGCCTTCGCCTCATCGAGGCTGACGGATACGACAGCACCGGCGGGCGTGCGCTCCTCTTCCCGAAACCAGACGTCATAGACGAGACGGACGGGCACGGTCTTTTTTACATCGGACATGAAAGTCTCCATGAAAAAAGGCGGCTCCGAAGAACCGCCTTGGCAAGAATTGTTCTATTGAAGGACGATCGGCGCGGGTCAGGCGCCCGCATCCCGGTGTCAAGTGTCACGCGTCAATATTGGCAGCGCCTGCGCCGGGCCATCAGGTCGCCCAGGTGCACGGGCGGCACGGATACTAGTGGCTCACACGGGGAAGGCCCACTTGCGTCGGTAAGGCCGCCCAGTCTCCTTAGTGCATCGTGTAACAACAGTATTTGCCAATGAAAGCCGCGTCGGACATGTCGCAGTGGCGCCGGCTACGTCGAAGCCACTGCCCCGTTCGTCGAGACCCGCAGGCGTACACAAAGCCTACATGCCGTTCGACGCGAGGTGGGCCCGCGCCGAACCAGGATCTTCCGAACCACCGCGGGTTAACGTTCCGCGGGCGCGGCTGCCCGCATGTGCCGGCCTACAGCGGCAACAGCAGGTATCTGACAAACAGTACCGCCAGCAAAGCGGCGACAAATCTTCCGACCGCCTTTGGCATCGCTGTCAGTCTTGGCGTCATCTTGATGGCGGTATCGATGAGGGAGATGAACAAGTGGACAAATGCCGCAAATATCAACGCTTCTTTCAGATGGTACATATCTCGGTCCCAAGAGAGAGGATCTGGCCAACGCTATCGTTGGCAAAACCCGGATCACTTTCAACGCAGGCCGCTTAGGTCACCATTGAAGCCGCCTCGCCCGACGGCTCTTCCTGTTTCCTTCAGAAGTCCGGGCCCGTAGCCTCCCGCATAGTATCCGCCGACCGTACCCGCAACCGAAGCGGCACCGCTTCCAAGAAGAGCCCCGACAGCGGAGCCAAGCAGCGAGCCAAAATCACTCCAGCCGATATCATGGGATCCGTCTCGATTGGATTTCTCGACAGCCCTCGTGCGGTAAACTTCAGCAGCACTATCTCTGCTTCGCGGTTCCGAGGCAATGTTGCTGTCGCTCCGATGGTCCGCCATCAACGGCCGAAAACGCTCGGTTGGCAACACGCCGTTCTGTAGGTCAAAGCGGCCCGGGCCAGGATCCGCCTGGGAGAGCAACAAGCCGCCGCGGGCAATGTCGTTTGCAGGCGTCCCTGCCGATGGATGGCGAAATCGCGCTTCCGCTCCGCGCGGCATCCTGGCCTCGGCCATGGGTTTGCTCTGCAGCAGAGGACTTTCGTCGAAATAGTCGATGGCTTCGCGAAGCGATTGAATTCTGTCGGGCAAGCCCTTTCGGCCGAACGCTTTGTCTTGTTGGGTCATAACTCACCTCAATTGTCTTGTTGTAGGTTGATCGACATCCGGAACAGCTCGAGCCGGACAGGACGAGCCAATGCAGACAGATCCGCAAAGCCGCTCAAGCTCGCTGGAATTGCTACGCACGGATCACCGCGGAAGCCTCAGAGGTTTCCGCGAGCAGTCTCCGACGTTTGTGTCCGCTGCATCCTTCTGCACGTAAGGCAAGATCGAGACATGGCGGAAATTGGCGCCGTTCTGGTGGCGCCTGGCGCGCCTGTTTGGTTCTACTGAACCCGTCCCGCATCTTCTTCCGGAAAGAGGTCCACGGATTTCGGCGGCTCCTTGCCGGTAGCAAGCGGCGTCGTGCAACCGACGAAGCCCTCTTCGAACCCGAGATCCGGGGAACGCGTGTATCCCGTTGCCTCCGCCTCCTCGTCGATGCGCCATCCTTCTGGACTTTCCCAGCTACCGGTGCGCAGTTCCACCACGCGTACGAGGTTGAGTGCGTTTGCCTCTGTCTGGAACCCCCAGCGCAGACTCGGCGCACCGTTCACCACGTGACGCTGCTGGACGTACCCACACGCCAAAACTGACCTGAGCAAGCCTCGTTTTTCCGTCCTCAAGAGCACTTCGACCACCACAGCATGCATACATGCCACGCACACGCGGCAAGCGATATTACAGAAACAAATTCAAGTAGATATGCAACTTCGATGCTTGGGTTCAGGGGCGCCTGAGCCATCGCCGCGAAATCGGACCATTGCTCGTCGCATGTTCAATCCAGCCAATCACCGATCCAGGCGAGCCATCGGCCCTTGCTGTCCCAAGTCTCAAAAAACAGATCGACGACATCCGGCAAGGACCAGATGTTACCGAGCTCCTCTCGTCCAGAATGACATTCGAGATTGGCGCCGCTTTCCCCTTCGAGCCTCACCTTCGCAATCGCAAAGAGCCTGCCCCGACGGTCCGTATACCCGTTCGTCGGCTCAAGCATGTCAACGGTCCCCCGGTAGGGTTTTTCGCCGGGGAAATACTTCCGAAGCGCGAGCGCTACACCGACAGGCGTTTCATCAGCCTGAAATCCCCACGAAAAAGCGGATGGCCTGAGGCCATAATTCAACGCCGTCTCCTGTCTGTAGCTGGTGAGGCGAAGGCCAAGCACCTCCACTGGTGGATCGAACTTAACAATGTCTATACGCTGATGCTCGGAAAAGATTGTCCTGACTTCCCGAGGGCGAAAGGCCGCCCGCTCGCGGCTCAACACCTGGAAGAAAGTAGTGTCGCAGGCAAACAAGGCTTCAACGGCTCGCTCTGCCCCAGCGGCGGCCGGTGACGCAAAACCCGCAAACCCCAGCGCAACCAAAGCTGGCAGCAGCACTCGAAACAATGCTTTTCTCCCACCGACGCCGAACGCCCTTCGCTACCATCCAGGCTGCGTTCGCAGAGCGCCTCAACAATGCCACCTGCGCTTTCGCAAACTACGAAAATGCCCGCTTCCCTTGTAGAACATTTCAGGAACAATCACAAGCTGGCCGAACCAGCCGTCATTCGAAAATCCGGAGGGCATCCCTCAAAGAAAAACTACGCTGATTTCGAGCACCATCGGGCTCCCAACGGTTGTCGACTTCGGGCGTCGCCGCGGGCGCATATTTTCGCTCAAGCGCTTCGATCGTGAAGTCAGCAGGATCATACTCGGGGTAAGATACATTCAGTTCGGCCCACTGCCCGGTGTTTCGGTAAAAATCTGCGAAACTGTCCATTCCGTTCGTGAGATCAATGCAGCCAGCGGATCCCGGAACCGCGCCTCCGTGAATGGAAAATCGACTCCGGTGCGCCGCCTCCGGATGTGTTGTAGACTTTGTGTTTAGAAATGCTCTCGCATTTCCCCACGTGTCCTCCAATCCTCCCCACGTCCCATGTCGAAATTTCCCCTTTAAGCGTTCCCAGCTCCCCTCCGGCGGCGGATACTGAAGCTGCTCAACATCATAGACACCTTCGGGGATGGGACCTTTATCGGTCCACTTCTGAAATTCCGGTCCTTGTGAACCGGGCCTGCCACTCACGCCATCCCACCCGCCGGCGTACCGACCGTTCTCGGTGGCGTTCAGCCGTTCGCCATCAAAGTGAAGCTTGATTCTGTTGCGGTTGTTCCGTTGATCCACTGCATCTTTCCGTCTTGCAATCTGCGTCAGCGTTCAAAGTGGGCCGTCTCGTTGCGGCGATCATCACCCTCACCCGCAAGGGAGGATGATGATGCGATTGCCAGCTGCTTTGAAAAATCAGCTCGCAGCACTCAGCCCGAAGAGGTCGGCCGCAACGCCGAGGCCCTTTTTCGACCTTCAGCGTGCCCTCGCCGATGATCACGCCCTTGTCGGCGTCGCCGGTCTTGGCGACCGCCTTGTCTTCCTGGATCTGGCGCAGCCAGAGGAAGGAAAGCATGTCGGTGTCGAGGAAATAGGCGTTGCGCGCGAGCTTGGCGTTGCCCGCCTGCACCCGGTTTGGGTGGATCATCACAGTGCCGAACGGGCCTTCGTAGTAGTCGGCGGTCGCCACGATCGTGTTGCGCTCGCCGCCTTGCGAGACGGCATAGCGAAACGGCGCCACGTTGGCGTCGGACATGAAGGTGACGAAGACCGATTTCACGTAGGGCGAGACCGAGACGTGGCGGAAGTTGGCGCCGTTCTGGTAGCCCGTCTGCATCACCTGGTCGAGGATCGCCTTGGTGAAGGGGCGCTGCGTGCCGTCGGTCGGCGCCACCGTCAGCCCGGTCGTCGGGTTGTAGCCGCCATTGGCGCCGCCGGCCCCGCGCGAGACGTCCGCGATCCGCTGACCAAGAGCCCGATACGGTTCTACGGCACCCTTCCCGTGTCCTCTTTTAGAAAAAGGTTGTCGGATTTCGGCGGTGCCTTGCCTGAGGCGAGCGGCGTCGTGCACCCCAGGAAGCCCTCGTCAAACTCGAGATTCGGAGAAGGCGTGTAGCCGGTCTCGTCGGTCTCCAAGTCGAACAACCACCCCTTGGCGGACACACGAACGCTTCCTGTGCGCCCTTCGGCGGTGCGTTCGATCCTGCGCATGTCGTCCGGTGATTGAAAGCCCCGGCGCACAGCCCGTATCCTCGGTCGTCAGACCGAGCCCCCAGCGACCACCTTCGACCGGCTCTGCGCCAGTGCGCAACCGCAGAACCTTGGCAAGCTGATTCTGCCCACTTCTCGCCTGAAATCCGGGGCGACAGCGGTGTAGACCAATTAGCCACTTCTTCACGACGCCTTCTCTTTTGCGCGGTACCGAAACAACAAAGGATGGATAAAACGCCCGCCAGACACATCGCGCCCGCCAATCAGTTCGCCAGACTTCAGCCGAAGTGGTGCCTGTTTCGCGTCAGGTCGGTAGCAGCGACAAGATCTCGAATCTCGCGTCCTCTAACGAGAAACCAGTCGATGATCCGCACCCACCATCGGCCCTTGGTGTCCCATTCCTCGGAAAACTGGTTGACGACATCCGGCAGCGCCCAGATGTTGTCGAGGTTCTCTCGCGATACAGAGCAGTGCAAATCGGCGCCGGTTTCCCCGGCCAGCCTCGGCTTGGAAACAGAGAAGCTTCTGTGGGTTACCGGCGGGAACTTTAATGCCATCAGACTCTCATCGCCGCCTTCAAAGCCTTCGGGGAAATGGTCCCGAAGGGCGAGCGCAGCGCCCGCAGGCGTTTCATCAACCTGAAACCCCCATTCAAAAGAGGTCGGCCGCGCGCCATAGTAAAAGCCTGTCTGCTGCCGGTAGCCGGTAAGGCGAAGGCCAAGCGCCTCCACCGGCGGATCGAATTTGACGATCTCGATACGCTGCTCCGAAAGATAGCTGATCCTGACTTCCCGAGGGCTAAACGCCGCTCGTTCGCTCGCGAAAACCTCGAAGAAACCGATGTCGCAGGCAAACAGCGCTTCGACCGCGCGCTCCGCCCCCGCGTGAACGGGTGACCAAAAACCGACGATCCACAGCGCCGAGAGCGCCTTAACCACACCTTTGAACAAGCATCCTCCCTGGGCTCACGCCGCCACATCTGGCCGCCGAACCCGTGCATGGGGTCATCATCAGCGCACCCGCCGTGTGCTACCAGTGCGATTATGATCGGCGATCGTACTCGCATAACAGGTAGAACATTTCAGGAACGTTTGCAAGGGGAATTTCCCCGCGTGCAGCCGCGTTGCGACATATGCTCTGGCCGGATCTGCGCCCCTCCCAAGACATCACTCCCAGAAGCGGAGCGCGTCTCGCAGTGAGAAACTGCGCCGGCTGCTCGCGCCATCGGGCTCCCAGCGGCCGCCCGTCTCGGAGGCCGCCTTTCCATCCTCCTGTTTGTCGGGGTCGTATTCGGGATAGGACACGTTCAACTCCGCCGATTGCCCAGTGTTGCGATAGAAGTCCGCGAATCCGTCCATCCCGCTTGTCAGATCGATGCAGCCGTTCGACCCCGGATCCTTGCCGCCATGGATCGAAAAGCCGTTTCGATGCGCAGTCGCTGGATCGGCGATCGATTTTTTCTTCAGAAACGCTCTCGAATTGTCCCAGGTCTTCTCCAAGCCTGGCCATTCCCCCTCGCCCATCCAACTCTCGAAACGCTCCCAACTGTCCTGCGGGGGATACTGCAACTGTTCCACGTCATAAACGCCTTCGGGGATGGGGCCTACGTTGGTCCGCTTCTGGTTCTCTGGCCCCTGCTTGCCCGGCCTGCCGGCTACCCCATCCCACCCCCCGGCGTAGCGCCCGTTCTCGGTAGCGTTCAGCCGCTTGCCATCGAAGTGAAGTTTGATTTTTTTGCCACTGTTGCTTTGATCCAACGTATTATCCCTTCTTCTAGACTGTGAGATTATCAGTAGTGTCATCCGCTTCCTAAACGGTGGTCATCACCCTCGCCCGTAAGCGAGGTTGATGACGCCACCGTGCTTCTCTGCGAAGAATCAGCTCGCCGCACTCAGCCCGAACAGGTCGGCCGCAACGCCGAGACCCTTTTCGTTGTGCACCTCCAGCGTGCCCTCGCCGATGATCACGCCCTTGTCGGCGTCGCCGGTCTTGGCCACCGCCTTGTCTTCTTGGATCTGGCGCAGCCAGAGGAAGGAAAGCATGTCGGTGTCGAGGAAATAGGCGTTGCGCGCGAGCTTGGCATTGCCCGCCTGCACCCGGTTTGGGTGGATCATCACGGTGCCGAACGGGCCTTCATAGTAGTCGGCGGTCGCCACGATCGTGTTGCGCTCGCCGCCTTGCGAGACGGCGTAGCGGAATGGCGCCACGTTGGCGTCGGACATGAAGGTGACGAAGACCGATTTCACGTAGGGCGAAACCGAGACGTGGCGGAAGTTGGCGCCGTTCTGGTAGCCCGTCTGCATCACCTGGTCGAGGATCGCCTTGGTGAAGGGAAGCTCAAGTGCCGTCGGTCGGCGCCACCGTCAGCCCGGTCGTCGGGTTGTAGCCGCCATTGGCGCCGCCCGCCCCGCGCGAAACGCGCAATGGCGTTGGCCGAAGAGTCTATTACAGTTCTACGGCACCCTTCCCGTGTCTTATTTGAGAAAGAGATCGCCGGATTTCGGCGGTTCCATGCCTGATGCGAGCGGCGTCGTGCAGCCCAGGAAGCCCTCGTCAAACTCAAGATCCGGAGACGGCGTGTAGCCGGTTTCGTCGGTCTCCAGGTCGAGTAACCACCCCTTTCCGGCCACACGAACGCTTCCTGTGCGCCCCTCGGCAGTGCTTTCGATTCTGCTCATATTGAGCGGTGATTGAAAACCCCATCTCAGTTTCATCTCGCCTGCAACATTCACGCGCCGCTGAATGTATCCGGTCAGCATGAAGCCCGAGGCATAGACCGGCTTTTCGAACGCCACGCGCATTGGCGCACGCGCTGCGTCTCCATCCCTGCGGTATGGGCCGGCGGCCTCCTTAAACGCCACCTTGCCGAAGGCATTCCTTTCCTCGCCCAACGCCTCGAAGAAATCCAACCGGCATTGCAGCAAGGCATTGATCAGCCGGTTGCCGCGGCTCACCGGTGGCGGCCCAAGTGGGGCCCAGCCGAAGGTCTCGGCTCCTTCCGGCAGGCGAAAGTCCCTCGTCTCGGCTTCGTCGGGTGCGCAGGTCACCGTCGCCTGCTCATCGGGATCAAAGTAGGAACGCAACGTCAGGTGCTGCGAAACCGGCGTGGCACCGACATCCTTGTCAACCAAACTCCAGTAATCCGTAAATCTCACACCGTACTGAGCCGAGATAGCACGAGCGACTCCATCGGGCGTTTGAGCGACCTGAAAGGCCCAGGCAAAGCGCGTCGGTTCACCAGACTGAACCGTCTTTCGTTGAAGGAACCGGACGATGCGGAGGCCACCAATCTCGACCGGGTGTTCGAATGTCACGGTTTCGTTGTAGGTGTTCTCCGCTTCGGGAATGTGAGGCGCATTGTCCGGGCTCTCCCAAGGCTCGATCCGGACGCGCGGAAAGATGCGTCTTTCAGCCTTCAACACCTCGAAGAAAGAGGGCTTGCAGGCGACGAACGCGTCAAGAATGTGGTTGGTCTTGACGGCTGGCCGCCTCACCGACGGAAACAGATCTTCCGCTGCCGGGAGGCGCCTCCTGCCAGTCTCCTCATCGATCGCCAATTCCGCCATTCGATCCTTGGACGCGTCACACATTACGAGGGATCGTAAAGGGCTGTTCGCCTGGTGAACGACGATTTTTCTGTAACTGTCCTCCGGCGCGACCGATGCGTCGCCCTGTGGAACCGATTGGGCATCGAGCTTCAACTCGAGCGCACCACCATCCTGGGCCACGAACCTGGCACCGGGAAGCATTCCCTCGATCGCCTTGGCGACGTCAGATACGCGCCGTTCGACCTCAAAACCCCATGCGAAGTGCGGAACAGCAATGCCGACGGCCTCAAACTGGACATAACCGGTGAGCGGCAGGCCACCGACGTCGACAGGCGCCGCAAACGCGATCGTTTGCCCTGTGACGCCGTCCGAAATGCTCCAATCGTAGGGCCCGATCACTGCTGCGCCAAAATCCGCCCTGTCACTGCCGAGAAGCGAAAAGATGTCCGCCTTGCAGGCGAGGAACGCGCCAAACACCTGCTTTGCACTGGCGGATGACGCTTGCGAAGATGCCGCCGGGATCGCCGAACTCAAGACAAACAAGGCCGCCAGGGCCGACACGCACCACCTGAACACGATCCCTCCAAGGCCAACGCCGGACGTCTCTAATGAATGGAAAATTGAGAATGCATGCCGGGGTCAATACTCAGCGCACCGACGAATTCGACCGGTACGCTCACCCCTTTGTTCACTCGCAAAATTTGTAGAACATTAAGAGAACGAGCACAAGAGATCGTTGAGAAGAAATCGCATCTCTAGCCCGGCACAATCAACCACAGCTATCGCCGTTCGTGCCGTGACGAACTCGGCGATGGCAACGGACTCGTGTGAACGACCACACGGGTATCCTTCGGCCACCGCCACGCCTTTGATGCCGCCTAGCGCCGCCAGGGTGGATCTGAGATAGGATTGCGCATCGGATTGGCAGGGGGAACGGGTGTCTCGACAGAGTAATCCGGAAGCTGCAGCGCTCGCCGCGCTAGCGCTTGACGTTCACCAAGCTTCATCTTGGCGGGGTTGGGACGCTCGTATTTCTCGGCGACGACGTATGTAGCGTCGTCGATATCCTTGGCAGTCGACAACGGCTCCCGCACACCTCGCTCACCATTGAGGAGCTCGTGCTTTATGAAGCCATAATTTGCCTCATAGGATTCGGGCGGCAGCCCGCGCTCTTTCGCCCAGTTGAAGAAAGCTTCCCTGCGATCGTCCCATTGCGGATAGCCATAAGCATTTCCGTTTACCCGGCCATTTTGCCACAAATTGCCGAACACGCGTCCGAATCCGCCGCTTTCGTGGTCGAAATTTCCTACGAAGGCGGCAGCGTCCTGTTCGGTCATCATCAGATCCCGTTGCAGATCTCGCTTCAGACGCAACGCGATGTTGTCCGAAAGCTTGTCATGCGGCGTAATTGCATTGAGGCGGTCAGCAGGCACCTGGGGTTCCTTGGTGAACCGGGTAGTATCCGTCAGCGTGCCGCGAAAGTGCATCGGCGCCTTGCGGAAGTCCCCGCTCATGAGTTCGCTCGGCTGAGGGTGGCGGAATTGAGCCCCCTCGCCGCGCGGCGCCTTCGCGTCCGCAATCGGCGTGCTGTTCGTCAACACCGGGTTTTCGTCAAAATACTTGATAGCCTCTCGAACGGACTGAATTCTGACGGGAAGCCCCATCGAGTTCAGCGGTTTGTCTTGTTTGGCCACATTGCACCTCTCTTGGGTCTGTTTCGTTCTGTGCGCGTTACTTACAAGCGCCGCCACGCGGACCGCTGACGAGCGAGAGCGGCTCCTTGAAGCCGCTCAAGCCACCAGCGCCGCGGTCCGGCTCCAGCCGCAATCAGCTCGCCGCACTCAGCCCGAACAGATCAGCCGCGACGCCGAGGCCCTTTTCGTTGTGCACCTTTAGCGTGCCCTCGCCGATGATCACGCCCTTGTCGGCGTCGCCGGTCTTGGCGACCGCCTTGTCTTCCTGGATCTGGCGCAGCCAGAGGAAGGAAAGCATGTCGGTGTCGAGGAAGTAGGCATTGCGCGCGAGCTTGGCGTTGCCCGCCTGCACCCGGTTCGGGTGGATCATGACCGTACCGAACGGGCCTTCGTAGTAGTCGGCGGTCGCCACGATCGTGTTGCGCTCGCCGCCTTGCGAGACGGCGTAGCGGAACGGCGCCACATTGGCGTCGGACATGAAGGTGACGAAGACCGATTTCACGTAAGGCGAAACCGAGACGTGGCGGAAGTTGGCGCCGTTCTGGTAGCCCGTCTGCATCACCTGGTCGAGGATCGCCTTGGTGAAGGGGCGCTGCGTGCCGTCGGTCGGCGCCACGGTCAGCCCGGTCGTCGGGTTGTAGCCGCCATTGGCGCCGCCTGCCCCGCGCGAAACGTTGGTCGTGAGCCACGTCGGCAGCGAGCCGAACTCGCGGGTGGCACCCGAGACCGAAGCATTGGTGTCGGCGATCGCATATTCCAGGTCCTTGCGGATCTCCACGCCCTTCTTCAGCTTCTGGTACTTGCGCTTCTGCACGTTGCCGGCTTCGGCCACCACCTCCTGGGTCGCGGAGATGATCCAGTCCTTGCGCAGGATCTGGGTGTAGTTGCCAAGCCTGGTCGGCGCGATGATGGCGCCGAAAGTGTATTCGTCGCCTTCCTGGCGGATGTTTTCGCCGGGGGCGGCCAGTTCGTCCGTCTCCCATTCCGGGTGGTGCGTGTTGCACTTGCCCTTTTCGATCAGCGAATAGATCGGCGTATCCTCGGGCGTGACGCGGGAAACGACGTCGGAAAGGTCCTCGCGGTTGCCCACGGCCTGCGAGGTCGTGAAGGTGTTTGCTACGACAGCCATGATAGTGTCCTTGATTGTTGGGATGTTCGAAGGCGCCCGCGCCAGACGGCGCGTACGCTGCGAGATCAGTTTTGGTTGGGTGGCGCGGGTGCGGAACGGAATTCAGCGAAAACAAACAGATAGAAGGCTTTCCGGACTCTGTTTGTGATGAGCCGTCTGCGGCCGCCCGCCGCGGTCAGTCGAAGTCGACGCCCATCGCGTCGCGGATGGAGCCGCTTTTCGAAAGCCGCTTCATCGCCTCCCGGCTTCGGCCCAGCGACTGCTCGGCCTTACCGGCCGGCCTTGGCCGCGCCACCGTTGCCGGTGCTTGGCTCAGCTTGCTCATCGCCCGCCTTTTTGCCTGCTCGGCGGCAAGGCCGAGGCGGGCATAGTGGGCAAGCTTGAAAAGCCGATGGTCGGTGACCTCGCGCACCTCGTCTTGCGAAAAGCCGAGTGCCTCGGCCACGTCGAAGGCGCCGGCAAAGAAGGAAAGCCGCCCCTCCGCATCAGCCGTTTCGGGAAAGGCTTCGACCAGCTTGGCGTTTTCTTCCGCGAGCTGTTCGTCGCTTGCGGCCTCAGAAAGCGCGTCGACCACCGTCGCCGGGGCCTCGGCTATCGAAAGGATCTCGTCGATTCTCTCGAGCCCAGCCTGGTGCAGCGCCCATTGCCGCCGATAGCCGTCCGGGTCGAGTGCGGCCATATGTTCCGGCGGCTCGGGCGGGATCTGGCTGGCGATGAGATTGGCAAAGGCGTTGGCCGATTGCGCCACGCGGTTTGCCATGCCTTCCAGTACCCGGCCGCGATTGGCGATGTCCTGTGTCTTGTGGCGGTAGTCGCGGTCGCGCATGTAGCCGAGCTTCAGCTCGGAAAACGGCACTTCCTCGCCGCCCTTGAGCACGACCAGAAAGTCCTCGTCGTCGTTGGCCGCCGCGTCCTCGTCAGGATCGCTCGGCTCGTCGCCGGGATGGTTGGGGTCGTCGTGGCCCTCGCCACGGATGTCTTGCGCGCCGTCGTCGATCCCCTCGCCCGGTCCCGGGTTGGCCTCGTCTTCGGGCTCCCAGAAATCGAGATTGGCATCGTCAAGCCCGGTCGCGGGGTCAACGGTTTTGCTCCCGCCAAAAGGCAGGTTGGCACTATCGTTCGTCATGGCGTGACCTTTTTGATAAGAGTTGCATTCCGCTGCGGTCGTTGCCGCTGAGGTGGAATGCCCAGTGAAAGCGCTTGCCCGTCAGGCGGGTGCGCCCTTGCCGTCAGCCTTGGCTTGTTCCGTCAGGAACTTGAGCTTGGCCCGGAAGTTTCGGATGGCGCGGGTCTCGGCGGCATAGGCCGCTCGGCCCTGATCGTCGGTGAGGCCGGCATGGATGCAGCCATTGATCGCCGCCCATTCCAGCTCGTTCATGATGTCGTCGAAATAGGGCACGTCGAGAATGGCGCGTGCAGCCGCTGCCCGTTCCTCTGGTTTCATCCTGTTGACCTCGGTTGGAGAGCAGTCGGTTCGACCGAAATTTAGCGTCGAACGCTGCCTTGATTCTGCTTTTGTTCTACGCTACCGCTGTGCGTAACGGAGCGATCCACTACTCTAGCTCGCGCTCGCGATTACCAATCGAAATGCTGCGTGCCCGGCTGTTTCAGCGTCAGAGGCCCCGCCGCTCTGCTGGTGTCATGACGCCCGCTGCAACTGCAGCCGGGTTCGGATCCCTTACAATCGCCCCGAGTCCGGCTCCAACCTTCTCACCCAGATATTGCCCACCAGCAGCCCCTACAAGCTCGCCGCCCTTTCCGAACCTTTTGAGGAGCGTTCGGCCCAACCATCCGCCGCCGTCGGATACTGCGCAAAAGGGTCATAGAGGCGTTTGCTTGTTCTAGTCATCCGGTATTCCTTCGATGTGGGTCGCAGTCAGCGACATTCCCTCGGCCATTGTGCCGAGTTCCATTTCTCTTTGAGGGATTGCGTGCTGCATCGGCGCGGTAGTGTTTCAGAGCAACACGCAGCAGGGACTGCGAGCTCACAGTGGGGGATCGACATTGGGTTTTCGACTCGTCCATTTTGGCGTGCGTCTGCGTTCAGATCGACACGCGCGCCCGTATCGACAGCTCGCCTCAAGCGTGCAAATGTCACACGTGACCGCGCCGCCTCAACAGGAAAATCCAATGAGCGAAAAATCCAGGAAATCAGAGCTACTCGAATTGGTGGTCGACCTTGGACTCGGCTTTCTGGTCATCCGGTTTGTCGAGCACGCTTTTCCGGAGCAGACATTCCTGGTCCAGTTAGCGCTCATTCTACTCATAGCAGTACCGGTCGGCTTGGCGGTGCATGCCGTATTGAAGCTTGCTCGCAGAGCCTTGCAACGGAAGTAGCCCCCGCCGAGCCCCATTCATTGGCAACGCCTCTATTTACCCGCCCGCTTCGTGCACTGGTTCTCCCGCTTGATGCAGGCGATTTCCGCCGTCGAGCATTCGGCAACGCCGTTGACGACCGCGCAGTGCGAGCATTGGTCGGTGAATTCCAGGCAGTCCGGATTGGCCTTCATGAAATTCTCAAGGCTGGCATTCGCGGTCTGTCTCGGTTCGGGAACGGCATCGGCACCGGGCTTATCCGCCGCGTGAGCGGTCGCCAGTTCCGCCATCGCCATCGCCAGGCAAAGCGCGACACGAAAGCTAAAATGCCTCATCCCCTGCTCCCTCAAGAGGCAGTACCGGAGGAGACGTGAAACGGTTCTCCGTCCAGAACTGCACAATTTCAAAGAGTGCCGTCACAGCGGCCGCAGCGCAAGCGGCGACCCGCCCTCACCCCAGCTCGTTGCGGATCGCCCGCATGAAGACGCGCGCGCCGATGCCGATCAGGTCGTCGGGAAAGTCATAGTCCGGATTGTGCAGCCGCGCGTGGTTTTCGCCGGCCCCGAGGAAAAACATCGCCGAGGGCGCCACCCGGCCGAAGAGGCCGAAATCTTCCGATCCCTTCATCGGCAGCACGCCCTCGCCCTTGTCATGGCTGATGCCCTCCTCGTCCATGGCGCGCTCGAGCGCGGTCACGGCGACTTGGGCATTGCTGCACTGGTGGAACACGTCCTCATAGCCGATCGCGACCTTCAGCCCCGCGGCACCCGCCTGCTCGGCAACCAACGCCTCGGCGCGGGCAACGAGATCGGCCATGCGCTCATCGGTCAGCGTCCGCAGCGTCGCCCAGATCTCGGCATAGCCCGGGCTGATGCCGAAGGCCGCCTCGCCGAGGCGGGCATGTGTCACCGTTACAAGCGTATAATTCTCGTCGAGCGGCCCGTTGTTGCCGAGCGCCGTCAGCCCGGAGAGCAGCGCGGCAACGGCGAAGGTCGGCGCGATGCCGTCCTCGGGCGTCGAGGCATGCGCCGTCTTGCCGGAAAGCGAAATCCGCATTCCGCGCGAGGCGCAATTGACCGGCCCGGAGCGAAGCGCGGCATGGCCGAACCCGATGCCGGGAAAATTGTGCAGCGAGAAGACGAGATCCGGCTTGATGTCGGCAAATTTCGGATCGGCAAGAACGGCCGCGGCACCCGCACCGTTTTCCTCCGCCGGCTGGAACATCAGGATCGCACGGCCCTTTACCGGCCGCTCGCGCCCGAGCCCCTTGGCCAGCGCCATCAGGATGGTCATGTGCCCGTCATGGCCGCAGAGATGCCCGCGGCCATCGATCTCAGAGCGGTGCGCGATCTGAGAAATCTCCTCGATCGGCAGCCCGTCAAGCTCGGCCCGCACCATCACCGTCGGCCCCGGCTCTCTGCCCTCAAAGATTGCCGCCACCCCATGCCCGCCAAGACCCGTCATCACCGCATCGGGCTTCGTCTCCGCCAGGGCCGCAACGATCGTTTCCGCCGTCTGCCGCTCCTCGCCCGAAACCTCCGGCCTACGGTGCAGGTCGCGCCGAAAGGCTGTGAGCGCCTCCAGTTCACGGTCGATCAGAAACATTCGGTGCCCCCTCCGCTATCCAGTTTCCTTGCTCTTAGCAGGTCTCGGAGGGTGCCGCCAATCGCGCCGTCTCGCTTCTCTCAGGCCGAAGGGCCAGGGTCTAGCGAACGCGATCGCCTTGCCCCGCCAGAACATTTCATGAACAGATAAAGACTGCAAGCGAAAGCTTCAATACCAGCCACGTTCACGCGATGGCTGTGCAGGAACGTGTTCATCCGTGCCGGAAGCCCGCTCACCCAAGATCGCAGCTGCCCCCAGGCCATTGAATTGTATAATTTACCCGCCGCAGCCCTTGCGCAAAGGTGCGCACCATCAGCTCCGTCTGGCCGATGCCCGCCTGTTCGACGCGTGCGCTCGCCTTCGCCGTCATGTTCTGCAGCGCGTCGGGCGCCAGGCCGCTCGAAGCGTCCGAAATGCCGGTGCGGTCGGTCGCCTCCCGAAGCAATTTCAGGAAAAGTGTGGAGCGGTTTTTCGTTCGAGATTGCGCATCTCAAAAAGCGGATAGCCGAGCATGGAGAAGGATTCGCGCGCGGCAAACGGCACTGCCGTATAACCGACGGCACCGCGCATCGACGCCCTAGCCAACGCGGATCGGCTGGCCGAATTCGGGTTCTGGATCACCCTCCCTGCAAGATGATCGGCTCCTGGCGTCGAGCGACTTGAGCCAATCCCCACCGTGCTCTATTGCTGCTTATTTTTCGGATTGCGCCAGCGCAGCTCCATTATTCTTTGCAGCCGCCGTTCTGCATTCCACCGACGAAGATCGGAGCTATCCGGCTGTCTGCGGCTATCCCCTCCTTCAAGCTCGGCCCGTTCGCATTCTGCGCTCCAGCATTCGGTGAGGAACTTTTCAAACCATTGGCATTGTGCAAGCCAAATGCGCGCCGCCTCCCGGTCGCTCGCGTCAGGATCGGTGGCGCGCAATTCCGCCCGCGCCAACTCCGCCTTTATACGGCAGAGCCAATACTGACCACGCGTTGCCTCGTCGAGCTTCATGCCGAGACGTAACCACCTGTCCCATCTGGGAGCGCCCCCCTCCCCGATAGCGGGCCTTCGCGCGTACATCTTGTCACGAAGCCGCAGGTCCGCGTCCCACCATCGTTCCTGGCGCTCAAATGCGGTGCGCCACGATGCAAAATGCTCGGATTGGGCGTGCCAACGTTCATCCCCCTCAGGATCGACCTCCTGAAGCGCAGCACACTGGCGCATGAAGGACGCGATCTCCTTGCTTCTCTCCGGTTTCCAAGCCCACTTTGGCCAGGGATTGTGGGGGCCGTCCTCGATCACGACAGAGTCCCTGCGCGGGGGACGATGGCCAACGGCCGAACTCTCACCATTCGCTGAAGGCGCCGGCTGCTTCACTCTATACACCCTCCCGGCCAATCCAAGCGATGAGGAATATACTCCTATGTTGCTATGGAATGTCAAGCACGCTGCATCCAGCCGTCAAGGACGACTGCCTTACAGGCGCGGTCATCCAAGTAAATGCTGCTCAAGAACTCATCCGGTTTCATCATTTTTATCTCATCGGCCAATGTGCATCAGGACTGCCAGGTCACGATGTTCCCGAGGACATCGAGCGAGGGACCCTCCCTCGAGATGGCGATGCGCGTGCGGTGTTTTTCTAGGACCATGCCCCTCCGGATTCAGTCTCTGATAGTTTGATCCGTTCGGATAGAGCGTATGCCTGTCAACTGGATTTTTCCCTGGGACGGTGCTGCCTCCCAACGGCTCGATCATGTTGTTGCCTAGCCCGTCGCCGATGAAACGCTGGACGGGCCAACCGGCGTTGCGGTCATAAACGGAAGCTCTTTGAAGCTCGTCCAGCCGCCGTTGCAACCCAAGCGGTTTTTCTTGCACAGCAAGCGCCGAAGTACACGAGAGAAATCCCCCGCCGCATTTTGTAAGACCACCTACTCTCTGATCCGCGCGTTTTCCTCGCCCGGCTTCTCAATCGCTACAGCTTTCGCCCGAATGGTTGCTTTCACCGAACTATACGTCCCAGCCTCGTCACAGAAACCCATATCGAGCACCACAGTGAACCGGCCGCTTTCGAACCCCAGAAACTCGATGTCTCCGAAATCATCATTTGGCATGTTGCCGGGCGGATCGAAGGATACGTGATCAACACCCTCGAACACCAGGAAGCCATCCACTACATCCTCGGCAGAGTAGAAATCCCAGGCCTCGCCACGGACCCGCGATATGGCATCAATCTGGATCTTCACCTCTTTCTGCCATCCGTCTAGCAAGATGGCCTTGCATGCACGATCGCCGAGATAAATCGAGTTCAAGAAATCGTCGGGTTTCATTTCATTTCCTCAATGACCAATGGGCATCGGGGCTATTGTATGGCACCACATTGCCCCAAACATCAATCGACGCTCCCTGTCCGGACTTACCTGGACCGGCGCCCTCAAGGTGCCCATGCCCGTGCGGCGTCTTTCTGGCACCGTGTCCCTCGGGATTCAATCTTTGATAGTTCGATCCATTGGGGTAGCGCGTGTGAGTATCAACCGGGCTTTTCCCCGGCACTGTGCTGCCTCCCAACGGCTCGATCATGTTGTTGCCTAGTCCGTCGCCGATGAAACGCTGGACGGGCCAACCGGTATTGCGGTCATAAACGGTAGCTCTTTGAAGCTCGTCCAGCCGCCGTTGCAAAGCCTGCAGGGTCTGTGGCGAATGAGAGCCTCCTGGAGGGTTCAGAAACGCCTCATTGGGATTGAAGCGACGTATCGCCTGCTCCAGCCGCACGATTTGGTCCGCGATCACCTCCTGAGCGGGGCTTCTCGCCGGGAGCCCGCGCCGCGTCGGCGGCCGAGCCTGGGCATATTCTGCTCCGCCCCGGCGCGCTGGCCCCGATTTGCCCCCCCAACTGCTCGCCTCCTCGCCGAAATCGCGAAGCTCCAGCGCGCCACCAAGTCCGATCGGCGCTTCGTAGAAGTCGTCATAGTCGCTGATGCGTCTCATCCCGGCATCCCTCCAATATGCGCTGTCGTCAGCGCCGTGCCACCGGCCATTTCGGCCAGGTTCTGCTCTCGTTTGAGGTTCAGTTCGGCATCGATCTGGTAGCGCTTCAGCGCGCCGTTCTGCTGGATCTCCGCAAGCTTCAGCTCGCGTTCCATCTCGAGCTTCCGCCGCGCCGTCTCGCTCTCCATGCGCGCCTTTTCGGTGGCAAGCTGCGCTTCCATCTGCAGCCGCTGCATGCCCACATCGGGCTGTTGCTGCGGCTGGGCTGCCTGCATCCGCTTCTGGATGTCCTCCGGCGTCGGCTTGGTGAAATAGAGGTCGGGCGATTTCAGCCCGCCGCTTCCACCGTCTTGGCGATGCCGGTGAGCGTACTACCGCGTTGGCTGCCGCTAGATCGTATCTTCGCGGCCAGACTCTGCTATCTGTAGCTTGGCAATTCGTCTGATGGGAAGATCTAGGGCGATATAGGTCAACAGAAACACGAAGGTCTGGGGGCCAAGTAGGCCAAAGATGACCACAATTGCGATCGTTTCTAGAAGAAAATTGACGCTGTCGATTCTGTTGGCAACGAAGAAGTATGTGAACGGCACGATGCTCAAAACGACTGCTGCCAAGCAGATATACAGAACCCGTTTCCACAAACGTCGGGCCGGAAGTGGCACGAAAGCGAACAGATAAAGCGACGAAAACAACAGGGCTGTGGTGAAGTCCACATAGCGACCGAAGAACCAAGCCACAGCTGTCAGCATGGCAATGTAACTCGACAGTACCCGGATCGTATTGAGAACCATGTAGCGCATGGGATACCTGACGCATGAAGTGTCGATCTTGCCAGCCTAAATTTTGGCAGGCCTATTGGCTTTGCCTGAAAGCTAACTGTGGCTTATATACGCCCTTAACGCGCAATGGCGACAAAAAAAGCTTCCTCTGATTGCGCAAAGCTATCGCGCGATCTGTTTGTCCGCGCCCATACGACCTTTCTTTGCCATCAGGCGACGAAGGCTCTGGACATCATTGGCTTCGCCCACATGTTTACCCAGTTCCCGCAACTGATTGTCGAGCGAAACTGGCCACATTGTCTTCTCGACCTTACCAAATGGTCCGATACCCCGTATCACCTCGGTTACATTGGTCGTACAATCAAAAGCTCCTCCACCGCCAAGGCGGTCGATCCTCTCCTGAATTTCGGCTTCCTGGTCGGGCGTTGTGTTGAATTTGCGCACAGTTGCGTTGGGCCCGCCGGCAAGGTGATATCGCAAGTAATCCTCGGGAGACACTTCCTCTCCATAAAGAGCATCCCCGCTGCCCATCTCTCTGGGCTTGTAATGACCGGAGGGATCATAGAGCAGCCGTCCTTCGGGGTCGCCATTATCGGGCACGATGAAGAGACCAGTGTGAGAATTATTTCCTATCAGCGGATATCCCGTCGGATTCGTATTGGACATGATGTACGTGTCCGCCACCTCCACGCCCTTGTCACTCTCGCGCTCCTTGCCCCAGCTCGGCAGTCGGCTGTTGGCCTCCTCGCCGAAGTCACGCAGTTCCAGTGCCGTCGTCGACCGCGGGTCAGTCGCGTAAAGATCATCGTCGTACCTAGCCCCGTAAGCGCCACGCCCCCGCTTGCTGTTTCTAATCATCCCGGCATCCCTCCAATATGCGCCGTCGTCAGCGCCGTGCCACCAGCCATTTCGGCCAGGTTCTGCTCGCGTTTGAGGTTGAGTTCCGCGTCGATCTGGTAGCGCTTCAGCGCGCCGTTCTGCTGGATCTCCGCAAGCTTCAGCTCGCGTTCCATCTCGAGCTTCCGCCGCGCGGTCTCGCTCTCCATGCGCGCCTTTTCGGTGGCAAGCTGCGCTTCCATCTGCAGCCGCTGCATACCGACGTCCGGTTGTTGCTGCGGCTGGGCTGCCTGCATCCGCTTCTGGATGTCCTCCGGCGTCGGCTTGCTGAAATAGAGGTCGGGCGATTTCAGCCCCGCCGCCTCTACGGTCTTGGCAATGCCGTTGTAAAGGTTGTCGGGCGAGACGTAAGGGTTGTCAGGCCCGAGCGTCGTCAGCAGCTTTTCCTGCAACTGCTGGATCATCTGGATCATCAGCATGTCGCGCTCGCGGGTGCCGGCGCCGAGCCCGGTATTGACGGTCGCGTCCATGCCGGCGTTCCAGTGGCGCGGGTCGAAGCTCACCCACTTCCCGCGAAGCCTTACTGCCCGCGGCCGGTCCTGGTGCTTGATGGTCAGCCCAAGCAGTCCCTTGAACACCCGTCGCAGCCCTTGCGCGAAGGTTCGCACCATCAGCTCCGTCTGGCCGATGCCCGCCTGCTCGACGAGTGCCGTCGCCTTCGCCGTCATGTTCTGCAGCGCATCCGGCGCCATGCCGCTTGAGGCATCCGAAATGCCGGTGCGGTCGGTCGCCTCCTGGTCGAGATAGCCGAGCATGGAAAAGGATTCGCGCGCCACGAACGGCACCGCCGTATAGCCAACAGCGCCGCGCACATCGACGCCCTGGCCGACGCGGATTGGCTGGCCGAACTTCGGGTTCAGCACCGATTCCGGGTTCTGGATCACCCCTTCCTGCACGATCGGCTGCTGGTTGTTCTGCCAGTAGAGATTGTCGAGCGTCTGGCGCAGGAGCACCGTCTTTACACGCTGGATCTCCGCCATGTCGTCGGTAATCGCGTTGCCCTCGCGCTGGTGCGGCCGCCGCTCGGTGATGAGATCGGCAAAGGGCACCTCGTCCCACTCCGCATCCTCAAGCAGATTGTCGGCCCCGGTGCCGCCGGCAAAGACCAGGCGGCGCAGCTCGGCAATGCCGTCGTCGTCGGCATCGACCTTCACATAGAGCTCGTAGTAGTCCACCTCCTGCAGCGCCGTCGCGGTCTCCTCACCGTCGCCAAAGACGCCACGCCGGCGAGCAAACTCTTCGTCCTCGCCGTCGGCATCGCCGGCGATGGCAAAGCCTTCGACGAGATCACGGTCATAGCCCATGGCGATCAGATCGGAGCGCCGCATCCGCCGCTTGATCCCGGCAATCGGGCTGTCGTCGATCGAGATCGCATCCGGATGCACGAGAAACTCTTCGAGTGGCACCGCCGCAAGCCGCGTCGCCCCGCGCTCGGCCGTGCGGCGGATCTTCACGGTGAAAACCGGCTGTTCCACCGGCCCCGTCGGAAGCTCGATCTTTTCGACCGATTGCGCCTGTTCCAGCACCTCCACCGTGTCGTCGGCAATCAGTTGCACTAGCGCTGCCTCGTCGAGCCCGCTATGGGTCGAGACCTGAACGCTTTTCTTCTTCTCGTACCACCAGCGGATCACGCCGTTGCCGAGCTTCAGCGCGTCGTGCGCGGCATCCTGCACCGCGTCATAGCCGTCGCTTTCGGGAAAGACGATGTAGTTGATATAGTCGGTCGCCTGCTCGGCCCCCGCCTCGTCGCCCTGGTTGACCGGCTGGTATTCCACCACCTTGTCGTTGCCGAGAACGGTGCGGATGAGAGAAGGCAGCACCTTCTTCACCGCCGCCCGCACATCGCGCGAAACCACCTTGGAACGGTTCGCTTCCGCCGGCACATCGGCCATCACGCCGTCATAATATTCCATAGCCCTGACACGCGCCGCCGAGAGCTGGTCGCGATAGTCCTCGCAATCCCTGACGAGCTGGCCCACGAGCTCCGTCAGTTCCGTTTTCGTCATCGCTGCCATCAGAGAACCTTCCGATCGGTAAGGCCCGGGCAGCATTCTCAGCCTTGACCCGGGCATGGCGTTTCATCATCAGCGCCTGGCGGCTGACCGAAGAACGTCGTCACGTTGTTTTTGCTTGTGAAATCAGCTGATCTGGATCGTGCCGATCTTGTACCGCACGCCTTCATCGGCCGTGATGACGACCGCGCTGTTGCTAAGGATCGTCTGATAGTTCTGATCCTGCGAATTCGGATCGAACACGCTGATGTAATGGTTGCTGTGATATTCGTTCGCTGCGCCACCGCCGGCGAGGCTCACCAGGCGGCGCCCGTTCGCCTCGAATTGCGGATTGGCCAGCGTATCCGACACGCAGTAGCAGAAGCCGGTCCCCTGCAGACCGGTATAACCGAACAGAACCCATTTCTGCGTGGGAACGTGATAGCGGATGCTCTGCGCCATGCGCCCGTTCTGGTCGTACATGGTGTACGGGTTATAGCCCGCCACCTTGAAGAAGATCTTCGGCTGCTGGGGCGCGATGTTGCCCTGGTAGTACTGGTGGTTCACCGTCTCCCACTGGTTGGCGTTGTTATAGAACTGCCAGCCGACCGAAGCGTCGAGGTTCGACGTGCGGATTATCGCAAAGCCGTTGTCGAGCAGCGTCGTGTTCCCCGGCAGGTTCCGAACTTCGACGAAGGCATAATAATAATTGCCTTCCTTCACGATATTCGACGGATGCAGGAACCCATAGGCCGTGTTGATGGACTGGTAGGACCACGGCTCCGGGATCAGCACGCAGCGGACATTGTGATGGTTCTGGCCGAAATCTCCGGGATTCGGGACGGTCCAGGCCTGACCGTCATTGGTCGAGCGCACATAACCGATGCCGTTGACCCAGCGCGTGTTGAACCCATGGGCGTGGGAATTGAAGCCCGGGACTCCGCCGATCGTCGTCGACGACTGATAGAATTCGTGGTGCGTCAGGCCAACGACCAGGGAGCCGCGAGCGTATGGCGACATGATCCAGTGACGGTTGGCATAGTGCCCCTCAACGGTGTCGCGGGGCGAATTCCAATGCCGGCCCGCGTTCCAATTGGTCCAGGTGTGGCCGTTGTGCCAGTCATGGACGACGTTGTAACGGTATCCTTCAGAATGACCGGTGATAAAGGTCGGCGTCCCGTTGGCATCGCGCCACGGATGCAGGGGACCGTCCACCCACAGACCATAGGGCGTGCTTCCGCCCACATAGCCGTGCCACTGATTGGTGCTGAAATCCATGCATGTCGTGTTTCCTGACGTGGTAACGACGCTGGTAACCATTGATTTCTCCTACCGTTGAATACTGCAGTGGTCTGTCCACCGGAGCCGGGCTCTGGCGCTACAGGTAATCGGCCCCGGCGCGCGCCGGAGCGGGCCGTTGTCTTGGAACGGGATCGCGATCGGCCGATCAGAGAACCTTCCGATCGGTAAAGGCCCAGGCGGCGTTATCAGCCTTCACCCGGGCAAAGCGTTTCATCATCAGCGCGTAGCGGCTGGCCGAAAGAACGTCGTCGCGTTCTTTGACGATCCGGCCGTCCTTGCGGTGGTAGAGCCTGAATTCTTCGAACCAGTCGCCACAGGTGGAAAACACCTTGAAGCGCCCAGTCTGCATGCGCTGCAGCATGTCGGAGATCCCCGCCTCGACACCGTTGGTGCCGTCGTCGAAGGTCGCTCTGTCGGAAAGCATCGCAAGCCCCTGCCCGCGATACTGCGCCGCCAGCTGCTCGCCCGAGCCCTTGTCGTGCTGCAGCCCGTCATGCGGCCAGGCCCATGGCAGCCAGGCGCCCCAGGGTTTCAAGCTCGCCGCATGGATGATCGGTGTCGCCTCGCGCTCGCGGTAACAGCGGGTCACATAGAAGACGTCGGCGTCGCGGTCCCAGGCGCAGAGCGCGGCGGCAAAGGGGTGGTCCCAGCCGAAGTCGAGCCCGCCGATCTGCACCCAGTGCCGGGGTATCTCGAAGGGCTCGACGCGGATCTGCTCCTCGGTCACCGGGAAGATGCGACCGGAGCCCAGTGTCGGCACGCCCTTGGTGCGCGCTTCCTTCTCATGCGCCGGATAGCTGGCGACGATCTTCGCGCGCTCTTCCGGCGAATAGTGTTCGGCATCGTCGATCGTCATGGTCACCACGGTCCGATCCTCTGAAGGTTCCAGCAGGTAGCGGCTGACGACCGAGCTCATGCCTTTCAGCGGCGTAAAGGTCACGGCGACCGACCCACCCGTAGCATTGGTGCGGGTGATGCCCTCGAAATAGACGTCTTCCGGGGGCTCCTCGTCGAACCAGACATAATCCACCGTGTTGGCCTGCCATTTCGCACGGCCCTGCTCGTAGGCCTTCAGAAGCAGCGTCGAGATGCCGCCCGAAGCGTGGCGCACCGTCACGCTGTCAAGCGCGCCGGAAGCACTTGACCTGCGCGTCCAGCCTGAAATCGCCTGCTTCGGCAGATAGCCGGTGCCCCAGTCCTCCTCGCTCATTGGCGGGCCGACGAGCAGCCGCTGCACGCCATCGCGTGTCAGCTCGTGCGATTCCGAGCCGCCGATCATCGTGATCGGCCGGTCGAACCGTCGGCCCGCCCACCAATGAGGATAGTCTCCGGTCAGGTGCATCGCCGCTTCCGCCGCCCCTGCCAGCGTCTTGCCAAGCTGGTTGCCGGCCATGAACAGCCGCTCGCGAAAGGTCGCTCCTGCCGCGTGGAATGCCGTCTGCTTCGCATAGGGCTGGTAGTAGCGCAGCCTATTGGTGTTCTGCCGCCGCCCGATCTCCATCGCCAGCTCCATCCGCTCCCTGAGCATTGAGGAAAGGCCGGATGGTCTGGTCGAGCTTGCGGATCCGCTGAAGGAGTTGTTCATCCGTCATCTCGCCGATCTGGTTGGCATTGATGGTCACGTCCTTCGGCATCAGTGCCGCCACGGCTTTGAGGAAATCATGCGGGTTCTTCTCGATCAGCGCGTGGATCGCCGCCGCCCCTCTGGCTTCCCAGGCCGAAAGCATGTCTTCGAGAAAGAGTTCGCCGAGCTTGGTGCGCACCGCCTTGCGAGCGCGTGGCCGGATGCTCGCCCCTGCCCGGTCGCTGCGCGGCAGAAAGCGCCCGGTCTTCGGGTCCTTGGCGGGTTTGCCTGTCATGGGGATTTGCTCCTGGGCACGAGGAAAATGCTCCTCCTGCGCAAGTTGGATCGGTCGCCGCTTGGCCAAAAGTTGCATTCCGCGATCAATACCGGTCGCCGCTCCGGTTGCGGCAGGATTCTGTCGGAGGCGATCGCCGGTGATCCGGAGTTTGTGGACGAAACTGTGTGGCATATTCGCGAGACCGGCCCCGCCCTTGGCCGAAGTCAACGAGCCGTCATCTCCGAAGGTCGCGTCACCGCAGCCGGGAGCTCCAATGCCTGCGGGAGACACCGTCGCGTCGCCGCGACTGTTCGAGCTTGCCGGGCGACGACTCGGCGTCGTCGTGAAGGCTGATCTGCCGGAAGCGGCCTATTGGGCGTCGCTCTCCTACCTCAATACCCGAGACGATCCGGAGAACCTGAAGATCGTAGATCCCTATTACCGGTCGGTTCTGAACAAGTTGACCTACGAACAAAAATTGCAGCTTGTAGAACGGCTCGAGCGTCAGGTGAGGCAGGATTGAGGGGCGGCAAAAGTGCTGTTCGTCCGCGACCACGGAACGGCACTTCGGCATCCCGTGTCCCCGCCCCGGACGCGGCAAGCGTGACAGCCGGTCACAGAAAATTGCTGATGTCACGCCTGATGTCACGCTTGCATCCTTGACTTCAGGTTGCATCCGGTCATCAATACCGCTCACCGGGTTGCCCCACATCGGATGCTCTTGGAGAAATGCCTCGCAACGGCCCCTGTCTCCCAGGCAGCGGCAAGGGAAAAGCCGAATTAGTTCAATATTTTAATTAATTTCCCAGTCTAGCAGTCCAGCCACGGGAACCATGCGATGGATGCAACAGGTGTCAGATGATCCGCAACACGATTGGCAAGTTGAAGACCATTCTCACCCCGCGGCCGTCCGCAACGAATATCTCGCCCAGGTTGCTTGAGCTGGCCACATCAGGAAACGTTGACGCCCAGGCAAAGCTGGCCGAAATCTATTTCAATGACGGCGGCGAGGAACACTACGCCGCATCTCTTCATTGGAACAGACAGGCGGCCCGCCAGGGGCATCCCGCCGCCCAGGCCCGTCTCGTCACGATCTATCAAAGGGGCCTTGGCGTTGAGCGCGACCCGCAGGAGGCGTCACGCTGGCTTCGCAGCATCGGTCAACCCCGTCCCCGGCACGAACCTGGGCACGCCGTTTCCGGCAAGATCGCCAAACAGGAAGCATAA